TCGCATGGACTCAGATTTGGCGCGGGAGTTGCGGTCCATCTATCTAAGCTCCGTCCCAAAGGAGCAGAAAACGGAAAGGGTCTTACAGCTTCTGGCCCAGTCTCTTTTGCCAAAATCTACTCAAGCTTAAATGAAACACTCAGAAGAGGAGGGGTATACAAGAATGGGGCTGTGGTTATCCATCTTGATATCAACCATCCTGATATCCTTGATTTTATTCAAACTCCACGAGCCGAACTCCCGTGGGTCAAAAGGTGCGTCGATCTTGATTCGGGACTCTGGCAAAGCTGTGATAATCAAGTAAAAGATGCCCTATTACACGGAATAAAATCTGGAGACATTTGGCTCAATAAAATTAAGTATCATGACAACCAACGAATCTATGGCAACGTCTGTCTTGAGGTTTACCTGCCCTCACGCGGAACATGCTTGTTACAACATGTCAATCTCGCTGCCTGTGAGCTTGGAACCATCAAAAAGGCTTTCACTCAAGGTATGTCCGAATTGTGCGAGCTCCATAACAGGACAGGTGTTGGAGCAACTGGAGAATACTTGCCAGCTGATATCGACCGCCAGGTTGGCCTCGGCGTCCTCGGTTTAGCAAATATGCTAGCTAAATATCGAGTTACTTATGAGGAATTCGGTAGAGAGCTAGAGAATGTTAATAAAGGTGAGTATGGTACTGGTATAGCCTATCAGTTAGCATTTAGTTTAATGGATGCTATACATCATTCAGCTAATATAGCTGAGAAGTATAATATGGTAAGAGCTTTTGCTATAGCTCCTACTGCCTCTTGCTCTTACAAGAGTGAGAGTTTAGATGGTTACACAGCTACACCAGAAATAGCACCACCTATAGCCACCTATGTGGATCGAGACTCTGGTACATTCGGAGTCAAACGTTATAAATATGGTAATGTAGAAATTGCCAGTGAAGTCGGTTGGGATGCTTACAAGAAAGTAGCAGACGAACTGATGACAATGTATGATAATACGGGACTTCTTCACGGATACTCTTTTAATTCATGGTCAGATGTAGTGACTTATGATAGAGAATTTGTAGAAGAGTGGTTGCTATCTCCGCAGACCTCCCTTTACTATAGCCTACAAGTAATGGGAGACACACAGGATAAGACAGATGCGTATGCAGCATTAGATCAAGCCGAAGTCGATGATTACTTGCAGGATATTCTCGGAAACGAGCCGATAACCTGCGATTGTCAAGAATGATGAGAACACATCCCTATCAAAAATTATTAGACAGAAAAAGAACATGGACACCAGTCCAAGGAACTAAAGGTATTTGTCGTGAAGGAGCAGAAGAAACCATCAAACGTGCTCTTGCAATACGCCATATGGAGTTACCAGTTGGTGCCTTCATTCAGGAAGCACTTGACAAAGATGTTCCCGACCTTGCAAGACCACTTTTAGAATCCAATATAAAAGACGAAATTAAGCATGATCTTGCTCTACAGTACATAGTAAATGCTGTAGGCGCAGATGAGAATGCAGAAAAAGAGGCTCTTAAGCTGAGAGATGCTTGGGAGTCTCACCCCGACCACACTATATTAAAAGCATTGGTAGCCGAACGTGCAATATTTTTTGTCCTTCTTCCCTTCTTTCGTTTTAACGGCGATGGTGCTACTCGTACTGTCAGCGCCGACATATCAAGAGACGAACAAATTCATGTTGCAACTAATACCCTTGTATGTCGTGAGCTGGATTTATCTCCTAGTCAATCTTTGGATAAACTTAGGAAGGCCACCATTAACTGGATTGTTCAACCTTTAGGTATTAACACTACCTGTAAATATTTGGACAAAAAATTCTGGCTAGATGCAAGCGATCGCTTAATGTATGAGGGAAGAGCACCAGAATTAATTTCCACCAAGACGGCACGAATGCCAGCATTTTTCGAACACTCAAATGTCAATCTCCCTCAGTACGCTTAAGTTACACAACGAAAGACTGGATGAACTAATCAGCAAGCTTGACTCTGACTTCGGTTGGAAACCAGTTCATCCTAAAGAACCGATCGAATCTATCATGTATCGTGCGGGTCAAGCTAGCGTTATCGAATACATTAAAAGAATTATGGAGGAAGAAGATTAATGTGTTTTAATCAGGGTACACCGGATCCGCCACCACCCCCACCATTGCCCCCAGCACCGCCACCTCCAGTGGCACCGCCACCACCATTACCACCACCTGATGACTTGGAAACAGAAGTCAACCCTAAAGTAGAGAGAGAGGGTTCTTCTGATAAAGATCCAGGTCAACAGTCAACAGGTACAGGTGACTTGAGAATTGAAACAGATCCTCAGTTAAATACTGGTACTGCACCTGGTTCAGGAGGCCTTAACGCATGACAACGGCACGTGAGAGATACAATCAACTAAGCAGCAACCGTTCTCAGTTCTTGAACACTGCAGTTGAATGCTCTAAACTCACGTTACCGTATTTAATCTCAGATGACTTAAGCACTAAGCAAGATCATAAAAAACTTCTAACTCCATGGCAGAGTGTCGGAGCTAAGGCAGTAGTAACGTTGGCAGCTAAATTAATGCTAGCGTTACTACCACCTCAAACCACATTCTTTAAGCTGCAAGTTAGAGATGATAAACTTGGTGATGAAATACCACCTGAAGTACGTAGTGAATTAGATCTATCCTTCTCTAAGATGGAGAGGATGGTCATGGATTACATCGCTGCCTCTAGTGATAGAGTAGTGATACATCAAGCATTGAAACATCTCATCGTAGGTGGTAATGCTTTGATATTCATGGGTAAAGATGGGTTAAAGAATTTTCCATTGAATCGTTACGTAGTTAATAGAGATGGTAACGGTAACATACTAGAGATAGTAACAAAAGAACTTATAAGTCGTAAGGTTCTTGGTGATGATCTGCCAGAGCCAGGTCCTAATTCCCCAGGGGATGATGGATACAAGACAGGATCAGATGATGACGACGTAGAAGTATACACATGCGTCAAGATGGATGGCAATAATGGACGTTGGGTTTGGTACCAGGAAGTCTTTGATAAGATAATACCTGGCAGCCGTAGCACAGCACCGAAGAAAGCTAGTCCATGGTTAGTTCTCAGATTTAATACTTGTGATGGTGAAGATTATGGTAGAGGTAGAGTAGAGGAATTTATAGGTGACTTGAACTCACTTGAAGTACTCTCTGAGGCACTCATAGAAGGCGCTCAGGCAGCATCTAAAGTGATCTTCCTAGTTAGCCCCTCAGCTACTACTAGACCAAGCACCCTGGCTCAAGCAGGCAACGGTGCAATCATCCAAGGAAGACCAGAAGATGTAGCTGTTGTACAGGTTGGTAAAACTGCTGACTTTAGTACTGCTGCACAAATGGCAGAGAAAATTGAAAGAAGGATCAGTGATGCCTTCCTTCTTTTAAATATTAGACAGAGTGAAAGAACCACAGCTGAAGAAGTACGTCTTACACAGATGGAACTTGAACAACAGCTCGGTGGTATCTTCTCACTATTGACTATTGAATTTCTTATCCCATATCTTAACCGAACTCTTCTTGTACTACAACGTAGCAAGGAGATACCAAACTTACCTAAAGATTTAGTTAGACCACAAATTGTTGCTGGTGTTAATGCTCTAGGTAGAGGACAAGATAGGGAAAGTCTTACACAATTCATAACTACTATTGCACAGACATTAGGACCAGAATCCTTGATGCAATTTATTGATCCTTCAGAAGCTATTAAACGTCTTGCAGCTTCACAAGGTATTGATGTATTAAACCTTGTTAAGACTCAACAACAAATTCAACAAGAAGAGCAGCAGCTACAAGCACAAGCAGCTCAACAATCTATAGTGGACCAGGCAGGACAACTAGCTGGAGCTCCATTAGCAGACCCAAGCAAGACGCCACAATTAGGACAACAATTTGGAAACAACGAAACCATCCAGGCCGAGGAAGGCCAAGCGTAGTAAACCTAAACCAACTCCTACAGTTAAACGTATTAATGCTGACGATCAGCCAGAAAATAAATATGCCAAGCCTTCTAATATGGTAGCAGAACCATTATTAGGTAGGGAACAGGATTTTGTAACACATGTAGGACTAGGTAATTTACAAGTAACCACAGCTAATGGACTAAAAGAAGAAGAAGATGACTGACACACTAACATATGATCCCACTGAAGCTGATGCTCCTGAACTTACTCCAGATGAACAAGATTCTCTGGAGGTAGGTGAGCAGTTAGCTGAACAACAAGAGGAATTATTAGCTGGTAAGTATAAGAATGCTGAAGAATTAGAGAAAGCTTATACTGAACTTGAGAAGAAACTTGGTTCTAAAGAGGAGACGCCAGCAGCAGAAGAAGAAGAAGTTGAGAAAACTACTTCTGAAGATGATACTGAACCAGAATCTAGTGCTGAAGTAGCTTTACTTAATGAAGCTAACAAAGAGTACTGGGATAATGATGGTAAGTTATCCGATGAGACTATTGAAAAATTTTCAAGTATGAGTAGTAAGGATTTAGTTAATGCTTATCTTGAAGTTACTAAAGGTATACCACAACAACCAACTGATGCAGAAGTTGCACAAGCAGATATCAATTCTATACAGAATTCTGTTGGTGGTGAGAAAGCTTATAAGAGCCTTACTGAATGGGCTGGTAATAACCTAGACAAAGATGCTATAAAAGCTTTTGATAGCACTGTAAATTCAGGTAATGTACAATTGATAAAACTTGCTGTGGCTGGACTTAAAGCAGAATACGATAGCGCAAACGGTTACGAAGGTAGGATGCTTTCTGGTAAAGCAGCTCAGACATCTGGCGATGTATTCCGTAGTCAGGCAGAAGTTGTCAGGGCTATGAACGACCCAAGATATGACAAGGATCCTGCTTATCGTAACGATATATATGAAAAACTTGATCGATCAGATTTAAAATTCTAAAGGAGAGTTATTATGGCTAGAGGCGATGGCACTTCTGTTGTCATGTCAGACCCTGAGAACAGGGCAAACACAATGCAAACTAAATATGCAGTAAATGCTACTGGTGACCGCTGGTTCATACCTTACAATAATGCAGGTAGTACAGCAGATCAGTTAGCACAATGTAAAAAAGCAGTTGGTTCCACCGCCGATGATTCAGACGCAGGAGCTGAAACAGTAGTATAAATAAATTAAGTGCCGACCCGAAGCTTCGTCCTCGGCCATTAACCTAATTTATTTTATCTTAATGACCTCAAACATACACGCCCGTGAACCACAGGTAGAAGTATTAGAATCTCCTACAACTCAGGAGTATTTCCAAAACGCTGAGCGCGTTAACGGATGGCTCGCAATGATCGGTTTCAACGCAGCTGTTGGAGCCTATATTTTTACAGGACAAATTTTCCCTGGAGTTTTTTAAATGACTACAGCCACACTAAATAAATCCCCTTTGCAAAATTGGGATGAGTTTTGTGACTGGGTTACTAGCACCGACAACCGCCTCTACGTGGGGTGGTTCGGTGTCCTTATGATACCCGCATTACTAACCGCAGCAACTTGTTTTATTAT